TACCTGTATTAAGGTCTAACCCATTAGTTGCACCTAAACATAATATTACATTATGGTCGTTAGTTAGTGTTTGGTTTAATTGAACAAAACAAACAAGTCTATTTTGTGCTAAAAGTTTTAATTCGTTTTGGTCTTCTTTACTAAGTCCTGTTAATTTTACATTTAAAGATGGTGCGTATACTACTGTACCATTCTCTGTAGAACCTGTGATAGTTTCTGTTACTGATGCATTTCCTCTTCTTACTGAGTACCTAAATAAAGTATTACTACCCATCTCTATATCGGTTACTTCAGAAGCTACTGTTACAATAGAAGAAATTTCATCAAATTGACCAAAATAAATATACTTAACACCACCGATTAAATTCCTACAAGGAATTCCTCTACCTTTAGTTAAATCACAAGCCATTTATTTTTTGTTTTAAAAGTTAAGGAAAGAGGGAAAAACCCTCTCTCCATATAATTAGTTATTAGTCTTGTTGTACTACTTCAGCACCGATACCTACTTGTACACCACCTGAATACTTAGCAACAAATCTTAAATTCTCAGAACCATCTAATGGTGACATATCAAGCATTTTAACTTGCGTAGTGTCAGAAATTAAGTCAGTACCAAAGAATAAGTTAGAAACTTGTGCAGCTACTAATTTATTATCTGGCATTCCGTAAACAACAGATAACTTGATGCCTTCAAAAGTTGCTTCATAGTCATTATTCATTGAATACATATTTACATATCCTAAAGCTGAGATAGCCGAAACATATAATCTGTAAGTTTTCCAATTCATATAGATTCTTAGATCTTCTTTTCCATAAACTGTAGAAGGAATTGCAGCAGCAATAGTTTGTAAATTAGAAATAATGTTAGCAGCAGTATAGGCCGTTCCTGCACCACCTGTATTGTCAGTCTGTACAACATTACCATTTACTGCAAAAGCACCTGTAGTAGCAGTTAAAAAACCATCAAATTCTCCATTTACTGCACCACCACCTGAACCTGTACCACTCCACACTGAAGATTCAACTGCATCAGCAATATGTTGTGTAAAGTATGAAATAACATAATCCTCAAATTTAGGAGAATTGTTATTCATTGCACCTGCTCTCATTGTTTCTGCTTCCCAAGATTGTAAAAGTTGATCCTTGCAAGTTTGCATATTAATCTGTAGATTCTTTGGTTCTAAGATACTTTCTGTTAAAGCAAGTGTTCCGTGATTTGTAAAGTTACAATCAGCATTTCTTACTAAGCTAGATCCTGCTACTTTCTGTATGTTTTCTTTATACTTGATATTTTGTAATACAGTTAAGTGGTCTAAAGAAGTTGCTTCTTTAAGTGCTGCTGAGATGTAAAATCCTGCTGCCTTACCTGCATAATTACTATTTACTGTAAAAGCCATTTTTTTATTTTATTTTAAATTAATTATTAGTTAAATTGTATAAGATTCTTTCCCTTTTTGTCATTTTTCTAAAATCAGGAGTAGAATCTTTTTTGTCTGTGCTAAATTTATTAGTGTCTACAGGAGTATCAGCAGGTTGGTTAGATAACTCAACAACCTTAGACTTTAATTCATCTATCTTAGCTTGATATTCAAATTCAATTTCTTCTGTAGTTTTTACTTTCTTAGGAGTAGCTTTAGTTTCTGAATCCATTTCTACATCTGATTCTTCAACTTCATCATTTCCTACTTTATCTTTCTTTAAATCAGCTACTGCATCTTCAAGGTTCTTGATACGTTTTTCCATACCTGCCCAATCATCTACATCAGCTTCTTTACCATCATCTTCCATTTCTTCATTAACAGGTTCTCCTTCTGTTTCTTTTTCAACTTCATCTTCGTAAAGTTCAGCCACAACACCTTCCTTTTCTACTTTGAATCTTTGACCTTCTTCAGTCTTGTATTCTCCGATAGGTAAAAGCATTGTACTGCCATCTTCCGTTAAAACAGATATATCCACACCTGCTTCTAAATTTGTAGAAGTAGATACTATTAAAGTACCATCTTCTAACTTTGCTTGATATTCTAAAGCTACCTCATCTTGCTTATCAAGACCAAGTGCTACTAATATTTGTT